ACCCACGCCAGCGGCACGCCCTCGGCGGCGCCGTCGCTGACCGCCCGGGCGGCCGGCTCCGGCGAGACCGCGCTGTCCGGCGTCACCACCAACGTCTACGTTCGCATCACCGCCACCAACTACTTCGGCGAGACCGCCCCGTCCGCCATGGCGTCGGTCGCGGTGTCGGCCGGGCAGGTCGTCGACGTCACCATCAACGGCCAGCCGCTGGCCGCGATGCAGTACAACATCTACGTCGGCACCGGCACCGCCGACCCGGGCGTCGCCGGGTCGCACCTGATGGCCGCCGGCGTCGGTGGCGTCCGCTACACGCTGATGGGTGCGCTGCCGACCGGCACCGCCACCCCGCCGACCGCTGACACCGGCACCGCCTCGGCCAACGGCTACGAGTCCATGCTGTCGGTCACCTCCGGGTGGGCGGCGAACCAGGGCGTGTACCCGGCCGGGTTCCTCGGCAGCTACGTGAACAAGAACGTTGGCAGCACGCTGTCGCTGAACGTGCTGAACGCGGCGTTCGAGGGCATGTGGAGCGGCGGCACCACGAACCAGGGCCTCGGCGGCGTCAACTGGACGTCCGCCGGCGGGTTCCGGGTCGGGCCGGCCGAGCTGATCGCCGAAGCGACCGACGTCACCAACCTGTCCCAGGACATCGTCACCAACCGCGCGAACCAGAACTACCTGTTCTCGATCTCGCAGGACCAGGTGAACGACATCACCGCCGGCGCCGCGGTGTCGCACATCGTGAACCCGGCGAACCGCAGCATCGTGCGAATCCTGGTCCACCCGTGGCTGCTGCAGGGCACCGCGTTCCTGAACTCCTACACGCTGTCCACGGCCAACGCGTCGTCGAGCAACGTGTGGGAGGTCAACAACGTCCAGGACTACCTGTCGATCTCCTGGCCGGTGATCGACATGACGTTCCGGTACTCCCTGGCGCTGCTCGGCACCCTCGTGTGCAACGCGCCCCAGTACAACGCAGTGCTCGGCGGTTTGCAGAAGTCCGCCACCACCCCGTACAGCTGACCGATCCGGTCCGGCCGCCGCGGTACGGGCGGCGGCCGGACCTTCACTCGACGCCAGGAGGCGCCCGTGTCCCAGACCTTCACCGTCCCGCCGGGCTGCCAGGGCCTGACGATCGACGGCACCAACGCCCGCTACGGCGCCAACAGCTCCGGCCACGTCACCATCGACAACCCGAAGCACGCGGCCAAGGTCGCGACCAACGGCGCCGCCTACATCCACCGCGAGGTCCTGGCCGTCCGCGGCGGCCGGACCCGCATCTGCCCGAACCCCGACTGCCGCTGCCACGCGCACGCTTTCAGCACGAAGTGCCCGCGCTGCAGCACCGACCTCACCGAAGTGGAGGTGAGCTGACATGGCGTTGCGCGCGGCCAGCTCCCTGATGAGCTACACCGGCCCCGGCGGCTGCAACCACTCCCGCCCCACCATCGCCGGCGACGACGGCCTGGAAACCGCGGCCCCGGACTGGATCCTGGAGTGCGGCCCCTGCGAGGCGTCGCTCGCCGGGCACGAACTGTGGGGACCGGCGACCGAACCGGCGCCGCTGACCGTCGACGAGATACGGCTGCGCGACGCCCAGCACGCCGACGCCACCCGGAACCTGTGGGCCGGCCTGGCCCAGATGCCCGATCAGCTGGCGGCCCTGGCCCTGCAGAACCAGGCCACGCTGGCCCTGATCGGCCGGGCGATGGGCGTCGACTTCTCCACCGGGCTGCCGCAGATCCCCGTCGGCACACTGGGCGGCGCGCCCGCCGGCGGCCCGGCCGTCACGCCGCCGCCGGGGCCGCCGGCGCAGAACTCCGTGCCGTCGACGCCGGCGAGCGAGCCGACGCGGGCGCAGAAGGCGGCGGCGACCCGAGCGGCGAAGAAGGCCGCAGCCGCGCCGGACGCGGGCTGATCTGTGGGGCGCGGCCACGACACCTGCGCCCGCTGCTCCGGGCCGTCCGCTCTGCGCAAGCCCCGCCCGATCGAAGGCACCTGCGGCACCTGCGGAGACCGGGTGTGTAAGCGGCACCTGAGCTGGTTGGCCGGCTGGATCTGCAGCAAGTGCAAGCGGCAGAAGGACCAGGAGGAGGCGTAGGTGCCGTCGCCGTACATCACCCCGCAGCTGATCGCCAGCGCCCCCACCGGTGTGCCGTGGTCGCAGATCCCGGAGTCGGGCGCGTCGGTGTTGGCGCAGTACGCCGAGCAGCAGAACATGTGCTGGCGCTCGACGTCGGAGATCGACCGGATCTGCAACCAGGTGCTACGCGCGACCCTCGACATCGAGGAGGAGACCGGGCCGGATTACCGGCTCACGGTCGAGAACTCCACCGGGATCGCGCACCTGCCGGCCGCGCAGTGGCCGATCCTGTCGATCGTCGCCGGGCAGTGCCAGGCCGCCACGGCTTTCGACGACAACTGGTATGCGGTCCCGGCCGGGAAGATCCGGCCGCGTACGACGATCAGCACCTTCGGTGGGGTCGGCTCCACCATCCCGGGCGCGGCCGCCAACGGACCGTCCGAGTTCGCGATCGCCCCCGGCTACGTCAGCTCGTTCGCCGGCCGGAACGGGGTGCGGCTGCAGATCGCGTATCTGAACGGGTGGCCGCACGCCGGCCTGACGACGACCGTGGCCGGCGGCACGCAGCAGCTGGCCGTCGACGACGTCACCGGGATGCTCGGCGCCGCACCGATGATCTACGACGGGGCGCAGACCGAGCAGGTCACCGTCACCGCGGTGACCGCCGCGGCGTCGGTGACCGTCATGGGGGTCACGGTGCCGGTCGGCCCCGGCACGCTGAGCCTGGCCGCGCCGCTCGCCTACACGCACACGGTCACGCCGGGCCAGGACCAGATCCTCGTCACCGCGATGCCGGCCTCAGTGCAGTGGGCCGGGATCCTGCTGTGCGCGGAGCAGGCGCTGGAGGCCGGGATCGAGGGCCTGGTCATCTCCGACATCCGCGGAGAGGCCCAGTCCACCGGCGGCGCCGTGAAGGACCTGAAGCTGGAGGCGGAGCTGATTCTGTCCTCCTACCACCGATTCATGTGACCTGGAGGTCTGTGGCTGCACGTCACCTGCGCGTCGTCCTGGGAGCCCGCCGCAACACCAAGGCCGTGATGCGCACCGCCCGCACCGCGACCGGCCGCGCCAAGAACGCCAGCAGCGAGGGCGGCCTGTACGACACCCACGTCGGACACAAGGCGCGCAACGCCCGCACGGTGAACGCCCCGAAGGGCTGGTAGCCGGCTCGTGGCGCTGAACGCGGTGCTGCACTACCTGCAGGGCGTCGTGAACGGCATCGAGATCCCCGGCAGCACCAACACGCTGACCACCTACATCGTGCCCCCGGTGCAGGTGCCGCTGAACGGCCCGATCGCGCTGCTGCTGCCCGGGCCGGCGCACGGGGCCAGGCGCACGGCGCCGCGCGGCGCCGCCCACATCGAGGTCCCGTGGTGGATCGACTTACTGCTGAAGTTCGAGACGAACGCGAACACCGCGAACCTCGACCAGCAGCTGGCGCTGATCGTCGACGCGATCCTCTACGCCTGCTGGGCCACGCCGATGCCGATCCCGATCACCGACCCGACCACCCAGCGCGTCAGCAGCGTGATGGCGATCGGCGAGGAGTTTGAGGTCGACCCCCAGCCGCCGGAGACCCCGGCATCGATGAGGTCACTCGTGTTCAGCGCCACTGTCCGGATCGAAGTGAAGGAGTGGATCCAGGCATGATCGGCATGAGCACGACGTCGCACCAGTCGGACAACCTGCGGCGGTTCAACTGGACCGCCGCGGCGGTGCAGTGGGCGGACACCATCGGCCCAATCGGCCGTACCGCCCTGCAGCAACGCGCCCCGCGCAGCAAGCCCCAGCCCGGCAGCGGACGCCGCTCCGGGCGATTCGCCAAGTCGATCCGCTACGACCGCACCACCCGGCCCGGGCTGTCGGTCCAGGCCCGCTGGACCGCGAACACCCCCTACGCCCGGTACGTGATCGAGCCCACGAAGGCGCACATCATCCGCGCCCGGGCCGCCCGCACTCTGCGTTTCAAGAACAAGGCCGGCAAGTGGGTGTTCCCCAAGCAGGTCCGGCACCCCGGCACGAAGGGCACCGACTTCCACCTGCGCACGATGCGGCACTACAAGCCGATCGCGCAGGACGCCTACACCCGCATCATGCGCGACGCCCTAGGAGGCATGTGAGCATCCGATTCCGCTTCGACGGCCCGGTCGCCGCCGGATTCGACGCGATCGGCCGGGAGCTGCAGCCCGGCGAGGAGTTCGACGTCGACGAGCACCTGGCGCTCGCGTTCGCCAACCACGGCCACTGCGTCTGCCTGGAGCCGGACAAGTTGCGGCCGCTGCGCGACGCCGAGCAGGTCGCGCTGGACGTCCTGGTGGCCGAGCGCGCGGCCGCCGGGCTCGTCGACGCGCACCCGGCCGCCCAGGCCGCCGCTGCGGCCCGCGCCGCCACCGCCTCGTCGGCTACGGCGGTTCCCGCGGCCGCGGTCCCGGCCGCCGTGCCGGCAGAGCCGGCTGCGACGCCCGCGCCGAAGGCGAAGCGCGGATCCACCACCGACCTGCCGGCCGCGGCCGAGTAACCCCTCACCAGGAGGTATGTGACCTTTCCCCCGATCACTGAGGCCTACGCCGGTCTTTCGGCGACCGGCATCGCCGGCGAGTCGGCGTTCGGCACGGCGGCGCCGCCCACCACGTTCCAGCCGCAGACCACCAACAGTTTCGAGGTCGACCCCGGCTGGTTCACGCCTGAGGTGATGCAGGGCGTCCGTGACGGCCAGATCTACAACTTGTACGGCGAGGCTACCTACAACGGCACGATCGGCGGCCCGGTGTTCCCGTCGAACGGGATCCCGCTGTTGGTGTACGCGATCGGCACCGACGTGGTGTCGGGCACCACCGCCCCGTACACGCACACGGTGTCCCAGGCCAACCAGCTCAAGTCCGTGACGGTCGAGAAGAACATCGGCGGCGTCCAGAGCCTCCGGTTCGCCGGCGTGCGGATCAGCAAGCTGACGTTGAAGGCGGCGGCCGGGAATACGGCTGCGGAGATCAGCGCCGACGGCGTCGGCCAGTCCGCAGCGATCGTCGGCACCCCGGCCGCGGTCAGCACCGTCAACGAGCTCGGGTTCGTCTTCGCCGAGGCCAGCGTGACCCTGTTCGGGAACCTGCGCGCGGACGTGTCCGCTTTCGACATGACCATCGACAACACCGTCAAGGGCACCTACACGTTCAGCGGCCAGCACGGCCCCAGCTTCGTCACACCGACGAAGCTGCACGTGAACGGCACCATCGACGTGGTGTGGAGCTCGCTGAACGCCGCCACCTACGGCGACTTCACCTCCATGGTCAACGGAACTCTGGGCGCGCTCAGCTTCGGCCTGGCGCACCCGGTCGCCGCGAACGGCTCGATCACGACGAACTGCCCGCAGGTCGTGCTGAGCAAGTTCTCCAACGACCTCAAGATCGGCGACGTCGTGATGGCGACGCTGAACTACGAGGCCTCCAAGACCCTGCCGTCCGGCAACACCATCAACGCCGTCATCACCAACGGCGTCTCCACCGCCTACTAGACAACCCCTGGAGCTACCGCATGGGCTACCTCGACGACGAATCGATCAGCGGGACCACTCGAATCGACCTCGGCCGCGGCTACTGGGTGGATGTGCGCAACTGCCTGTCGCGCGAGCAGTCAGAGGTCGCCGAGAAGCTGCTGATGTCGGCGACGATCTACCGGGACGCCGAGGGCGGCGCACGCTCCAACGACACCTCCGCCTACCGGACCTACCGCGTCGCGGCCTCGATCGTGGCGTGGAACCTCGACGACGGCGAGGGCGACCAGGCCGTGATCTGGCCGTACAACAACCACGCCGCGATCCTGGCGGGCGTCCGCCGGCTCCCGGACCCGGCGTTCATCAAGATCTGGCAGCACATCGACAAGCTCAACACGCCGCGCTCCCAGGAGGAGCAGGCCCGATTTCCTGATGCAAGCGACGCTGGCGATCAGGAACGGGACCCCGGGGCCGGCGACGCTCACCAAGCTGGAGCTGGAGCGCTGGCTCTGGCGGGAACTCGGGGAGAGCCTGCGGGACTTCCTACGTCGGCCGTGGCGTGAGGTAGAGGACTACCTCGCCTACATCCAGATCGAGAACCGCGAGCGCGCACGGGCCGCCGCAGCGGCGCAGGCGGCCGCGAAGCAGAAGCGCGCCTGAACAGCGCGGGGTTGAGGAGGTTCTGTAGGGGTCGAGTCGTTCACGCTGCTGGCGATCATGGAGGCGCGAGACAAGGCCTCCGAGATCATCATGCACGTCGATGAGGCGATGGCCTCGTTCTCCAAGACCGCGGAGCGGGCCGCCGCACAGGCCACCGCAGCGGGGGAGAAGATCGACTCCAGCCTGCTGCAGACCGCGTCCGGCGCGGACGCGCTCGAGCTCGCCACCGCCCGTGTGGAGGCTGCGCAGGCCAAACTGACCGCCACGACGGACCAGCAGGCCGCTGCCGAGCGGGACCTGCTGGAACTGCGCTCCAGGGGTACGGCGTCGGCCGACGAGCTGGCGGCGGCGAACGACAGGCTCCTCGCGACCGAGAAGGAGACCGCCAAAGCAACGGCAGAGCTCTCGGCGGCGCAGAAGACCCAGAAGGACACCGCGGCCACGGCTGCTGCCGCCGCCGACGCGGCCGCCGGCAAGACCACCGCGGCGACCAAGGCGCTGAACGACTCGAAGAAGGCGTCAGACAACAGCTCGGACGGGCTGTCCAAGGTCGGGAAGACCGCAGGCCTGATGAGCCTGGGCCTGGCGGTCGCCGGCGGCTACATGGTCAAGGCCGCGGGCGATTTCCAGTCGAGCACTCAGCACCTGGTGACCGACGCGGGCGAGGCCCAGGACAAGCTCGGCATGGTCCAGGCCGGGATGCTCGACGTCGCCAAGTCGACCGGTACGTCGATCGATCAGATCAGCGCCGGGATGTACCACATCGAGTCGGCTGGGTTCCACGCGCAGGCCGGCCTGGACGTCCTGAAGGTCGCTGCCGAGGGCGCGAAGGTCGGTAACGCCGACTTGGACACCGTCGCGAAGACCCTGACGGGCACGCTGAACAGCTACTCCGACAAGGGCTACACCGCGACGCAGATGATGAACGCGTTGATCGTCTCGGTCGGGTCCGGCGACATGAAGATGGAGGACCTGGCCAGCTCCCTGGGGAACGTCGCCCCGATCGCTGCCTCGGCCGGTCTGGAGTTCTCTCAGGTCGGTGGCGCGATCGCCACCATGACCGCGCAGAACATGTCGGCCCAGCAGGCCACGCAGGATCTGTCCAACACGATCCGGAACCTGCAGAAGCCTTCCGACGTCGCGACGAAGGAGATGGCGGCGCTCGGCCTCAACTCGAACGACGTGAGCCAGCAGCTGGGCAAGCGCGGGTTGACCGGGACGCTGGAGATGCTGACCACCGCGGTGGCGAACCACACCAAGGGCGGCCAGGTCCTCATCGACTCCTTCCGGGCGTCGAAGGACGCGGCGGCCGACGCCCAGCAGATGATCGAGAAGATGCCGCCGGAGCTGCAGAAACTCGCCAACGCCTACCTCAACGGCAGCATCAGCGCCGCGGACTGGAAGTCCTCGCTGAAGGGCCTGGACCCGGTCAGCGCCCACTTGATGACTCAGTTCGCCGGCGTCGCCGACAAGACCCACCAGTTCAACGACCTGCTGGCCAAGGGGGGCCCCGCCGCGCAGACCTACAACGCCGCGATGGCCGAAATGCTGGGCGGCGCGACTGGCCTGAACACCGCATTAATGTTGACCGGCGGGCGGATGGTCGCGTTCCAGCAGAACACCGACGCTGTCCAGAAGGCGCTGCAGTCTGGGGCGACGAGCGTCGACAACTGGGACAAGATCCAGGGCACGTTCAACCAGAAAATGGACGTGGCCAAGGCCTCGCTGGAGGCGACCGCGATCAGCCTGGGCAGCGCTCTGCTGCCGGCAGTTTCTGAGCTCGCGACCGACGTCGGCAAGATCCTCACCCCGATCGCCAACTGGATCCAGGACCACAAGGATTTGTCGGCCGAGTTGCTGATGGGGGCGATCGCAGTGGGCGGTTTCGTGACCGCGGTCAGCGCCATTACCAAGGTCGTCGGTGCTGCGAAGACGATGATCGCCGCCAGCAGCGTGGTGCTCAAGATCTTCAAGACGGATGCGGAGGCTGCCGGCGCTGCCGCGACCGCCATGGGGACGAAGACCGCCGCCGCGGCGGCCGAGACCGATGCTGCCAAGATTTCCACGGTCGGCCTGGCCGGGTCGCTGGGCCGGTCCCTGCCCGTCATCGGCGCGGTCGTCACCGGCGCGGCGATGCTCGGCAACTACCTGGGCCACCTGTCCGGCGTGGGAGACCACACCGCGCAGAGCATGACCCAGCTGACCACGTCGATCCTGGACATCAGCGACGGGTCGACGGCCGCCTCGCAGCAGTTCGGCACCCTCGTGCAGCACCTCATGGCCGGATCGGAGGTCATGGGCAACAAGCCGCTGCAGGGGCTGAAAGACATCGACACCGCCCTGTCGCAGATGGTGTCGTCCGGAAACGCCGGTCAGGCGCAGGCTGCGGTGGACACCGTTACCCAGAGCCTGACAAAAATGGGTGTCAGCTTGGGCTACATCCACGATCGGGTGTTGCCCAAGTACTACACCGCGCTGCAGGATGCAGCGAACCAGAACCGAATGACCGCCGGCACCACCGGGAATCTCTCCACCGCGCTGGACTCCAACGCAGTGGCGCTGTCGCAGGACACGACGGCGATGAAGGGCCTGGATCTGACCGCCGGCGACACCAACACCACCCTGTCCCACTTCCAGTCGGCGATGAGCAACACCCAGGCCACCGACAGCTTCCAGTCGGCGTTGCTGCGGCTGACGCAGTCGGTGAAGGACAACGGGACCAGCCTGAGCGGCAACACCGATGCCGGGCTGGCCAACCGGCAGGCCATCAGCAGCGCCGCGCAGGAGATCGAGAACTTCTACCAGCAGCAGCTGGACGCCAAGAAGCCGATCACGGACTTCGGGAAGGATCTGCTGGGGCAGATCGATTCTCTGCAGAAGACCGCGGACACCGCGATCGGCAGCAAGGACGCGGTGAAGAAATACCTGGACCAGCTGGGGCTGCTGAAGCTGCAGGGGGACATCACCACCGAGCTGAAGATCGCTGTGGACACCTCGGCCCTGGATGCTCTGTCCCGGCGCCTGAGAAATCCCGGCGGCGGGTTCGTGCCGAGCTTCGACGACGGCGGTGTGGTCCCGGGGGCGTACGGCGCCCCGCAGCTGATCCTGGCGCACGGCGGCGAGGTCGTGCTGTCCCACGACATGCTCGCCGGCCGGGTCAGCGCTCCCGGTGGTGCGACGACCCGTCTCGGTGGCTCGGGCGGCCTGGCCCTCGCGCCGGCGGCCGCGGCTGGCAGTGGGGGCGGGACGCACGTCTACGTGGTTGTGCAGGGCAACCAGATCCTCGGTGACCAGGCCGCCACCAAGCTGGCCAACAAGATCGGGAATGTGGTGGCGACGAAGGTGTTGCCCGGCGCCGGCGTCCGGCTCCCGGCCTAGGAGCGGCGGCCGTGACTGATCCGTCGCTGCTGTTCCAGGTGACGCCGCCCGGCGGGGTAGCGACCGACTACACCCGCTACCTCGCCTACGCCGGCGCCGAGACCTCCTGCACGATCACGCAGAATTTTGGCCGGCAGGGCGACACCGCCGAGCTCGTCCTTGTCGACGAGTTCACGAGCACCCCGAACGTGATCATTCAGCCGGAGAGTCAGGTGTCGCTGTTCGACGCCGTCGCTGGCCAAACCCTGTTCGCCGGGGTTTGCCACACCCCGGAGATGTACGTCGACGGGCCGCTGCGCCGCGAGTGGACGCTGAACTGCACCGACTACGCGTTCTACGGCGACAACGCCATTGTGTCCGGGGTGTTCTACGGCCTGTCCGTTGACCAGGTCGTGATCGCGCTGACGAACCAGGCGGCGTGCGGCATCACCGCCGGCCCGCTCAACTACGGCGGCGGGTTCGTCGCGCCTGGGCCAGTGCTGCCGTCCGTGGTGATCAACCCGATGACGCTGACCGACGCCTACCGCAAACTCGCGCAGCTGGCCGGGCAGTCGACGCCGTATGGCTGGTACGTCGACGACCGGCTGCGGCTGCACTTCTACGACGCGAGCACGGCGATCAGCAGCGGGGTGACGTTCACGACGTCGCCGTCCGCCGGCAGCGCCTACAGCCTCACCGAAGGTCATTTCGCTAATGACGGGAACTGGCGCTACACCTACGACGGCGCGTCGGTCCGCAACCGCACGATGGTGCAGGGCGCCACCCAGACCATCACCGTGCCGACCACCGGCTCGCCCACGGACACTTTCAAAGCGGACGGGACCGCGACGTCGTGGCCGCTGCGGTATGCGCTGACCGGGTCGCCGCTGCTGCAGGTCGGCGGGGCGTACCAGAACCTGACCGTCGTGACCGGCGGGCAGCAGGTGACGCTGACCGGCTGGACCGCCGCGCAGAACGCCGTCGGGTCCTGGTTCCTGCTCACGCCGACCGCGCCACAGGCCGGAACCACGATCAAGATCTGGTACAACTACCAGGTCCCGATCGTTGCCCAGGCCAATTCGTACGCGTCGCAGGCCACGTATATAGGGCCGAATCGCGGCGTGTTCGCCGAGTTCATCTCGGATCCGTCGTTGACGACGATGCCGATGGCGCTGGCCCGGGCGCAGCGGCAGCGCAACGAGTACGCCTTCGCCGCGGAGAGGATGACCTGGACCGCGACCGAGGAGTTCATGGGCTACGTCCGCGCCGGCGAGACCTGCCTGATCACCAACCAGTGGATCCCGGACCCCCGTGCCGGCTACGCCCTCGGCCTGACGAACGCCCCGTTCCTGGTGATCAGCAACGAGATCACGTTCACCGGCGGCGGTCGGCGGCAGATGACCATGACCGGAATCCGGCTGTAGAGCACAGGAGAGGAGCAAGCCGTTGCCTGGTGTGCTGCGCCCGTACACCCTCGCCGACGTCCTGGGCACCCTGAACCAGCAGAACACCGCGGCCGATCAGGCCGTGGTATCCGGGATTGGGGCGTTCGCCGAGGACGACGAGACGATCCCGACCAGCGATGGCGCGTTCATCACCGCGGCGGCCCCGGCGGGCTGGGACCAGGGCCAGTGGGGAGCGACGCTGTGGCAGTAGCCGAAGCCCGGGACAAGGTCGGCCTGGCCGGCCGTCTGAAGCTTGTGGTGGCCGACCGGTGGGGGCGGGTCGTCGACGAGCGCGAGGGCGACAACGTCATCTGTACCACCGGCTACACCGCGATCGCCGCGGCGTTGACATGGTCCGGTCTTCAGGACCAGGCCGCGAACCTCGGCGTCGTCTCGGCGACGTATCTGACGCCGCTGTTCGGCGCGGTCGGCTCCGGCGCCGGCACCCCGGCCAAGGCGGATACGCAGTTGTTCGCCGAGCTCGGCCGGCAGACCGTCGGCGCCGGCGCCGCCTCCCCGGCGACGCCGAGCGTTGCGGCCGAGGCGGTGTGGCAGTTCTACTTCCCGCAGCCGCCCGCCGCCTGGACCGTGACGGAGGCCGGGCTGTTCGCGGCCGCCACCAGCACCGCGAACTCCGGCACGATGCTTGACCACTGGGCGTTCAGCCCTTCCCTGTCGGTCAGCACCAGCAACACGCTGCTGCTGCAGGTCTCGCTCGCCCTGGGGCCTTGATGAGCGGCATTCCCACGTGGCTGGCGGCCGCGGCCGGCCTGCAGGCGCAGGCCGGCCAGATCAACCAGTTCCTCGGCGCGCACCCGGCGCAGATGCTGTATCAGGGCACGCAGCGCGACGGCCAGTCCACCGCCGGAACCGGCTCCATCACCACCACCGGACAGTACCTGGCGCAGAAGTTCACCACCGCGGCGGGGCAGACCGCGGTCGGGTACGCCTCGGCGTTCATCACACCGACGACGATCCACCCCACCGTCACCATGCAGATGAGTATCTACGCCTCGTCCGGCGGTGCACCCGCCGGCAGCCCGCTGATCTCCGTCACCGCCTCGGTGGAATACGTGTCGTTCGCGCCGTCCTTCGTCGTTTTCCCGCTGCCGCTGACCGGCCTGACCCCCTCGACCACCTACTTTCTGGTGACGGCGCCGGCCGGGCCGGACGCCACCCACTGCTACCAGTGGAACAAGTCGAACCAGGCGTCGGGGGCGTACACGTCGTCGAACGGCACCAGCTGGACGGCGCAGGCCTACGGCTTCCAGTTCAAGGTCTTCGACCAGTCGGTGGTCGGGCCGCTGACCGCGATCTGGGAGGACTCCGGGGCGCGCTGGTCGTGGATGCAGTTCACCGCGGCCGGGCTGCTGCAGGAGCTGTCGGAGTACACCGCGGCCCAGGGCGGCGGATACCTGCAATCGAACCGGGTTTTCACCTACAGCGGCAACCAGCTGACAGGAGTCGCCTGAGGTGGCCACTGTTCCCGCGTACGGCGCGGTCCGGTCCGGGCCGCTGGGCGACCCCGGAGCCGTCAACGCCTCCGCCGGTGTCAACCAGCTACTGGGTGCGCATCCCTCAATAGAGGTGTATACCGGCTCTGAGATTCTGACCCCCGCAGGGGCCGGCGGGTCGCCGCTGTCCGTCAACCTCGGATTGGCCGACTGGGCGCAGCCGTTCACGATGTCCGGTACGGCCATCGGCCGGGTAGTGGTCCCCGTCGCGCCGGTCGGCGCCGGGGCCGATCTCACAGTAACGCTATGTACCGACTCCGGGGGGAGCCCAGGCACCGTGATCACATCCACTCGTGTCGCCGCTAAGGCGCTGGCGGCGCTGGTCGCCACCGCGACGCTGGCCGCCGGGTCCGCCGGACCGCTGCAGACCGCCGCCAGTAACGCCGTCACGGGCGGCGCCGGGGTGTTCGTGCCCTACCCGACGCCGGCGGTGTCTGTCGCCGGCGGCGGCACGAACGCCGGCATCGTCACCTCGGGAAGCACCATCCTGCTGGTCGGCGGAATCGACGCCAGCCACAACGCGGTCGCCAGCGTGTTCAGCATCGCCTACACCGGCGGCACCACCCTGGCGGCGCCCGTGCCGCAGCCCAGCATGCCGCAAGCGCTGTCCCTGCCCGGGGTCGCCACCACCCCCGACACGCTCGTTGTGGCGTCCGGGACGGTGCCGGGCTCGCCGGCGACCCCGTCGGCGTCTGTGTTCACCGCGTCGCTGAACAGCGCGACCGGCACGGTGGGGGCCTGGTCCACACAGACGTCGCTGCCGCAGGCCCTGTCGCAAGCCGTGGTCGCGGCATCCGGACAGAACGTGTACGTGATCGGCGGCCTGAACTCGGCGACGCAGCCCACCAGCCAGGTGTACCGGGCCACCGTGCAGAATGGGCAGATCACCGGCTGGAGCACCACTACCGCCTACCCCTTGACCATCAACGCCACGTCCGCGGCGGTCGTGAACGGGTTCCTGGTCGTGGCCGACCCGATCCTCAACCAGATCGTGTATGCGCCGGTCAACGCCGACGGGTCGCTGGGAGCGTGGCAGTTCGGACCGTCGATTCCGCACCCGGTGAACGCGATGGCGACGGTCCCCGGATGCGGAATCGCGATGATCGCGTTCGACGGGCCGCCGGCGGCGTCCTACCTGGAGACCCTGGCGGTCGGGCCGAACGGTCCCGGGCCGGTCGTGCAGGTCCAGAGCGCGATGGGCAGCCTCGGGGGCTCGTCGCTCGCGGTAATGCCGGTTGGGGTCGGCACGTGGCAGTTGTTCAGCCTGTTCGGCACCCAGTACTGGACGCAGCAGGCCACGCTGGTGCCGGCGGTTTCGATACCGCTGCCGGCGTCCGGGCTTACCAACGGCACCACCTACCACGTGGTGCTGTCCCAGCAGGGCGGCGACAGCGCCGACTACCTGCTGACCGGCACCGACCAGGCCGTGTTTCCCGGCAACCCGACCGCCCGGTCCCGGGCCCGCTCGGGTGGCAGCACCTGGACCGCTACGACCCCGGCCGGCACCGCGATCCCGATCCAGGTGTGGAACCGGAGCGCGGGCGGCCAGGTGCTGCACACCTGGACCGACTCCGGCGCCCGCCACGCCACCCTGGTGTGGGCCAGCACCCCGGACCGGAGACTGCTCGGCATCATCGAGCACACCGCCCAGCCGGGCCCGGTGCTGAACGCCACCCCCACCTTCGCTGGCGGCACCGCGCCGTGGACGGCCACCGGCGGCACGGTCACGACGTTGGCGACGTTCACCCGCGGGCAGCTGCCGCTGTCCGCGGCGCTGACACCGTCCGGGTCGGCGGCGACGGCGCAGATCGAGTGCGAGCAGCAGCCGGTGTTCCAGGGGCACAGCTACACCGCGACGGCGTGGCTGTACTCGAACGCGGGCTACGGCGCCGCCGCGGTGAGCATCAACTGGTACAACGCCAGTCACGTCTTCCTGTCGACCACCGCCGGCGCCTCCACCGCGCTGGCGGCCGCCACGTGGACGCAGCTGGCCACCACCGGGCCGGTCCCGGCCGGCGCCGCCTACGGCACCGTGGTGGTCGCCGAGACCGGCACGCCCCCGGCGTCGGCGGTGCTGTATGTGTCCGCGGCGCCTCTGCAGGACGCGTCAGGGCCGATGCTGCCCTCGATCGCGCAGATCACCTACCCGGGCACGTGGCCGGCCGCCAGCTGGCCGCCGCTGGCCGTCACCCAGCTGGCCTGACACCGACACAACCCCTGGGAGTCTGTGGCCTCAACCCTTGAAACCCTGCTGCTGGCACAGGTCTCCTACCTGCTGAACTCCGCGCCGCAGCTCATCTCCAAGCAGGTGCTGACGTCCTCGAGTTCGGTCGTCACGTTCAGCGCGATACCGCAGAACTTCACGAACCTGCGCCTGGTCGTGTCCGCCCGCAGCGACGGCACCGGCGCCAACGGGTACGACGCCGCCGGCCTGCAGTTCAACGGCGTCAGCACCGCCTCGTACAACTGGTCCACGTGGTGGGTGACGCAGGGCGGCGCGTCGGTGCAAACCACCGGCGCCACCGGAGTGTCGAATAGCCAGTGCATGGAGGTCTGGAACTCTCATTTCTCCACGTCAGGGCGCGGCATAGCCACGATCGAGATCCCGAACTACGCCGACTCGAACAACCTCAAGTCGTTCACGAGTCAGTCGTCGGCCACCGATGGCGGGGCCGCCGGGATCCTGCAGACGTACGGCGGATGCCTGAGCGGCACCACCTCCCCCATCACCAGCCTGGCGCTGGTGATGGGCATCGGCAACTTCCTACCCGACAGCACGTTCTGCCTGTACGGGCTCTAACCGCCCACCCCGCCGTCCCTACGACCGACCAGGAGGTCTGTGACCGAACCCGAGACGACTGTCGCCGGCGTCGAGCGCGAGCTCGGCCAGGCGGTGCGCGTCCTCGCCCACATCCCCCACCCGCACCTGGGCCGCCGCGCCGCCGCCGGACCGGTCAAGGCCGCCGAGCAGATGCCCGCCGCCGGCCGGGTGGCCCGGTTCAACCGGCGCCTGGGCGTGCTCGTCACCAACGCGGTCGGCACCATGTGGTGCGCGTATCTTTTCGCCGGGCTGGCCCTGACGAGTCTTCCGGACGCGATCCGCGGCGGCCGCGCCACGATCGTGTCCTGGGTCGCGCAGACGCTGCTGCAGCTGGTGCTGCTGTCGGTCATCATGGTCGGCCAGCGCGTCGACAGCGCCGCCGGCGACGCCCGCGCCAAGGCCGCCTACGACGACGGCGCCGCGGTGCTGCACTACGTCGACCAGCTCACACGCAGCCTCACGCATCTGCACGCCAAGGTCGACCAGCTCACCCCGCAACCGGCCCCGCCGGCGGCGCCGGTCATGGCCGCGCCGCCGCCACCGCCGCCGGCGGCCGGCCCGGAACCGGGCGCACCGGCGACGGCCTGACATGCCGCTGCCCACCGCCGTCGCAACGTGCACGATCACCGGCAAGTGCCTGCTGGACGACGGTACGCCGAACCGCGGCGCGATCGTGTTCACCGGCACCACCGAGCTGATTGACACCACCGACCACGTCGTAGTCGCGCCCGGGACCTACCCGGCTATTCTCGCCGCGGACGGCAGCTTCAGCGTGACGGTGCCGGTCAACGACAGCTCGGGCGTCGCGCCGACCGGCTGGTCCTACCAGGTCACCGAGGCCATCAGCGGCGGCCGCGCCCCGTTCTACGTCCAGGTGTCCCGGTCCCTGGGCCCTACGGTTGAGTACGACGCGCTCGCCCAGGCCCCGGTCCCGACCGGACCGGTGTTCCCACAGCCATGGGTCCCGCTCGCCGCGGTCCAGGCCAAGGGCGACCTGCTGGCCGGCACTGGTCCGGCAGCGGTTTCCCGCGTACCGGTCGGCGCCACGGGCACCGTCCTCACCGCGGACCCGACAGCGGCCAGCGGGGTGTCGTGGCAGCCCCCAGCGGGAGCGACTAACCCGTGGGTGTTCGACGTCCGCACCTACGGTGCCAAGGGCGACGGGCAGGCGGCGGTCGACGGCGCAGTTACCGCCGGCTCCAACATCCTCAACCTGCCGTCGGCCCCGTTCCACCCATCCGACGTCAACAAAGCGATCATGGTCAAGGGTGCGCTGGGATCCGGGGCGACAACGCTGGTGACGACCATCACCAGCTACACGTCCCCAACCACCGTGACGATGGCTGCGAACGCCACCGCCACCGGCTCCAATCTGCTGGTGATGTGGGCCACCGACGACACGGCGGCGGTCCAGCAGACGATCAACCAGGCGTTCGCCTATGGCCAGGTTCACGGCGTTGCGATCGTCTACGTCCCGCCGGCGGCGGGGCTGTTCTACGGCATCGCCGGGCCTTTGGTGGCTGGCGGTGCCAACGCCGCCAACGGCCAGCTCGTCATCCCGCCGCAGCTCGACACGAAGCTGAAGGTGGAGCTCATCGTCCTGGGGGTCACCGACGGTGGGGCGACCCGGCACTGGCACCAGCAGATGCCGCAGATGTCTGGCAGCACCTTCGTGTCCTTCGGGGTATTCCCGAATGCGGGCGCGCAGACAACGTCACTGACGACCAGCGGGAACCCTGCGGTGTTCTCGGCGCAGACTGGCGCCTACGGCTACGGCGGCGCGTCGCTGCTCTACAGCAACGTCCTGATCCGAATGCAGAACCTGCAGGTCTACAGCACGCACTCGGCGAGCGGCTGGACCTACGGGGTGCTCAACGCCCACGGGGCCGCAGCCTGCGCTCTGGAGAACTTCGGCTTCGGCACCACCGGCACCTACGCCAGCGGGGATTTCAACGACTCCAACGCCTTCTCCGGCGGCCTATCGATCGGCGTGCTGCTGCCCTCGGCCGGCAACAACGACTGCAACCAGCTGCGGAACGTCGTCTGCCACGGCGGATACACCAGGGCGATCTTCCTCACCGAGCACTCGGACTGGAGCGGCGGGACGGTGCTGTACTGCTGGTCCGGTATCTGCCCGGTCGGCAACTACGACGACGCCGGCGGCGGCCACGGCAACCCCGGGGTAGGCGCTAGCCACGGCGTGCGCTGGTCGCAGATCAGCGTCGAGGGCTGTAGCCAGGACATGGAGATCATCGGCCCCGGACAGGCCGGGATCGGCCCGATGATCTCTGGAGAGATCGACACTGAGGGCGCCAGTGCGATCCGCGACAACGGCGGCGGCATGGCGTCCGCCTGCGGCGTGCTACACCTCAAAGGCAATGGCGGCACCCCGCCGACGCTCATGGCCGGGACGAACCTCCAGGTCATCTGCGAATTCCAGTTCCCCGGCCCTGTGGCCACCCCGCCAGCCCTCACCGTCAACCAGCCGCTGCAGAACCCTTACGGCCGCTGGGCCAGCGTCGTGTTGCAAGGCGGGACCGGCATTACATCCGTACAGCTAGGCGAGCTGATGGGCGGCCCCTCGGCGCCGACCATGGCCAACTGCTTTACCCAGACCGCCGCGCCGATGCCGCTGCACACGGTGCGGGTGCCTCCACAGGGCTGGCTCAAGGTCAACGGCACCACCGCCCCGACGATCGTCGGGTGGGTGCTTGAGTGACCGCCCCATACTCACGCCGTGCCGTGCCCCGGCCAACGCACCCATGATCAACTATTCGGGAGGGGACATGACCGACCGGCACCGGGTCGTCGCCGCGCACGACCAGGCCGAAACCATCCACCTGCTCACGCACGTACCAGACCACGCGCCACGCGAAAACGACCCGCACTACCACCTGTTCGAGGCCGCAAAGGCACGGCTGAAGCGGCAGGGTCTGTGGAAGTGCGTCATCGACGACGACCTCTGCGACGGCGAGCCGGAGCTGCACCACACCCACGTCGAGTTCTCACAGATCAACGCCGCCGACCCGGCGAAGATCGAGAAAGCGTTGGGGTTGCACTTCGACACCGACGAGGACTTCCAGGCCTGGGCCGAGTCGCCCGGGAACCTCGAGGTGCTGTGCGCGGCCCACCACCGCACCCACTACGGCATCCACGTCCTGCCGGCCGCCCTGTGGGAGGCGAACCGGTGGCGCCGCACCGGCGCGCCGGCGGCCGCCGAGTTCGTGCCGGCGAAGGAGGCAGACCAGTGACGATCTTCGGCCCGGACATCAGCTCCTACGAGGCCGGCCTGGACCTGTCCAAGCTCGCCGACGCCTCGTTCATCATCGCCAAGACGACCGAGGGCACCTACTACACGGACGCGGACTACCAGGGCTGGCGGCGCCAGGCCGCGAACCTGGGCAAGCCCTTCATCTGGTACCACTTCCTGTCCGGTGAGGACCCGCACGCCCAAGCCCAGCACACCCTGGCCAACGTCGGCGACATCGGCCTGCCAGGCATGCTGGACGCCGAGCCCACCGGCTCCTTCTCGCCCACGCTGGCGCAGATGATCGCCTACGTCGACGCCGCCAAGGCAGTCGGGCTGCACATGCGGCTGATCTACCTGCCTCGCTGGTACTGGCAGCAGATCGGCTCGCCCGGCCTCGGCCCGCTCGCCGACCGCGGCCTGGCGCTCGTGTCGTCCTCGTACCCGGGCGGGACCGGCAGTCCGTCCCGGCTGTATCCCGGCGACGGCGCCGCCGGCTGGCAGGGATACGGCGGCATGGACCCGCTGCTGTACCAGTACACGAACCAGGCGACCGACGGCAGCAAGAACGAGGACTACAACGCCTACCGCGGCACCGTCGCGCAGCTCGTCGCCGACCTTCAAGCCCCGGCAGCCCCGCCGGCCCCTGCGCCAGACCCGGCGCCCCCGACCAGCACTACGGAGGAAGAAATGCCTGCTTTCGTGACAGGTGAAGTGAAGCCCGGCGCGGGCGCGGTAACGGTCGTGCTGCCGCCGCCGGCGAACCTCGGCACGGCGGGCTGGGGCAACGTGTGGTTCAGCCTCGGTTCCGACTTCGGCGACGCCCACGTGCGCGTCGCCATCTACACCCACCAGCAGGGCTGGTCGCACATCTACGACGACGTGCTGGTGTCGTCGAAGGACGACCGGGTCAACCCGTTCGGCGGGCCGCTGCCCGCCGGGGTGCAGAAGATCAGCATCGCGCGGCGCGCGAACCCGGACGTGCCGCTGGCGTGGCTGGTCGAAGCGGCAGCCCGGTGAACGTCGGTGCGATCGTCGCCGTCGCCGCCGCCGGCTGCGTCGTCCTCGGGAGCTTCTTCCGCGCGGTGCACGCGATCTACAAGTGGTGCCGGCGGCTCGGCGACGCGATGGACAAGGTAGCCGACCGCTCGGCGCAGCTGGTGCCGAACGGCGGGTCGTCGATGCGCGACGACGTCGCCGCGATCCGGAAGCACCTGGCGCAGCAGGACGCCGCGATCGCCGAGCTGCAGGAAGACCGGCGCCGGCGACGATGGCGGCCGTAACGGCCGCGGTCGCCGTCGACGACCAACCGGCCCCGCCTCTTACGAGGCGGGGCCGGTTTCGCATGTCCAGGTATCTACGCGCTGGTGCCGCCTACAGCGTCCTGCTGTGCATGCGGCTTGGCGCGTTCGGACGGTCGCGCCGCTGTGGGGCTGGTACGCGTACGACGCGGAGGCGATCAGACTTGGCGGGCAGCCCGCGACGCCGCCGCATCGAGCTTGAGGCGCCCGACCGGATCGAGCGCAGCCAATGCCGGGTGCCGTTGGATCTGTACGGCCAGCTCGCCCAGGCGGTCATGGGTGGCGGTCCAGCGCGCGCGGTCCGCCGGATCTGCCTCAGCACCTCCGGCGATCTCGGTCGAACTGGGCATGGTGCCGGAGAGCCGGGCCAGCTCGGTTTCGGCGGCGTAGAACTGCTGCTTGAGCTCGATCAGGTCAGCGGGGATCTCGTCAGACACGCGCTGATCATGCCACGGGAACTGCTGCCCGCGGCATCACATCCGCGCGGCCGCCCTTAGACAGCGAAGTCCGTCCAGCCGTCCGGCGCAGGGTCGGGAACCCACGTGCCTTGGTCTTCGCGCCACAGATTCGGCGGATCACAGTGCGCCGGGATCACTCTTCCGTGGATCAGTGCTTCCAGCGACATCCGTACGTACTCGCCGTAACGTCGTACGTCGACGCCGACGCGCTGGTAGGAGAAGCGGAACGCGTCGATCGGGGAGTCGAGTGGGGAATAGGTTGCTTGCCGCATCAGCAGCCGGAAGGACTCGACTCGGCTGCGCAGCTCGCCGGGCAACAGATAGTCGCCGAGCGTCAACGCTCGATCAACGCTGTCCCAGGCATCCTTCGCCTCAGCAACGTAGTGGCTTACTGCTTCGGCAGACATTTGGCCGCTGGTTCCCTGGCGTTGCAGCCAGTCGATGTTGTTCAGCCGCGGCAACGCTTGGGCGATCGCTGCCCGGATGTCGGCTGCCTGGAGTTGCACGCGCTCGGCGTCCCGCTCAGCCTTGTCGGCGGCGCGCTCTTGTTCTGCAAGTGTCTTGGCAGCGTCCGCGGCCTTCTCAGCGGCCTTACGGGTCGCATGACCGCCGACCCAGGCGCCAAAGAGACCGGACGCCCCTGAGATGAGGATGCCGGGCCAGTCAGACACGTTTTTGATCTTCCTACTCGTACGTCAAACGCCCGGCCGCACCGCGGCCGGGCGTCGGTTCGTATGCCCGTTCTACTTCGCAGGCTTCAGGCACCACAGGTACAGCCGCGGCAGCACCTTGGCCGCGATGAGCGCGCGCATGGGGCGCCGGGCCTGCCGGTTGGAGTCGGCGATGATCCGGAGCGTCCGGAGCGTGCCGCCGTCGTCGATGCTCTCATTCGCGCGCGCAGTCCGCATCGGTCACCTTCCGCCACTGGGATGCGATCGTGGTCTTGGGGATCGCCGTTCCGTCCGTCATCGTCCCATATACCTGGGCTGCGACACGCCAGTAGTCGGTGGTGCAGTCGTTGCTCGTCGGGAACCGGACACCGGCGTGGCCAGCGGTGTCCGCGTGGACCTCGCCCTCCTTGCTCCAGGCGGCGCTGGGCCCGGGCGCGAGCGTCCACTCGACCCAGGTCGTGATGTGCCACTGATCGACACCGATATCCACGCCGGAGCAGGACCACTGGGTGTGGCCGCCGATGCCGTACCGGTCTGCGGCGACCAGGTATTGGTCGGACCGCTCCCAGGACAGGCCGAACCACAGTCGGCAGCCGCCGACCTGGAACCGGTGCGCGTCCTCGCCGGCCGTGCCGTGCTGGTCCGTGGTGTTCGTAGCTTCGGTGGCGCCGGCGCCGTCAAGGTCGCCGAGTGGGTGCATGCCGTCGCTGAGAGATCCGCCGGCGGCTCCTCCGGACGTGCCCCCTGACGAGCCGCCAGAGGTTCCAGAGGTGCCACCGGACGAGCCGCCTGACGAACCTCCGGATCCGCCGCTGCCGCTGTCGCCGCCGGTGCTCTGGCATGCCGCGAGACTCACCACCAACAGCACCGCGGCGGTCAAAGCGCCTGGTCGTATACGCATGTATCCGCCTACCGCTTCTTCCCGTTCCCGTTGCGGATGTCCGCCTGGTTGACGAGTGCCTGGCCGCCCTCCGGGTCGCCGTCCTGGTAGGTCTGGGCCAGCTGCTCGCGTTCGTCTCGTGTCATCCGTGTGCGCAGATAGCTGTCGAGCTGCGGGACTCCGGAGGGGTTGTCTGGATCCGGTGGCGGATTGCCGGTCATGGGTTGATCACCGTCCCGGTGAGGCTTGGGTATCTGCAC